CATGAGTGCATCGAAGTCCCAACGCTCCGGCCAAAGAGGTTCGTTCAATGCATTGAGACATGGATACTTTGTCACTGTGTATGCCTCGTTCTCTTCTAGTTGTGAGAAGATATCAGTGTAAGTGAAGGGAGTGCCAATCATCCTTAGTTTAGATGTGTGATGTAATGTAGGAATCATATCACCGAAGAACCAATCAGTAACTCTCTGAATACCAGCAAGGCTGAACTCCTTCAAAGGGTCGTCAATGATAATCTCCTGTGGGTGAAGGCCACGAATCTGAGAACCAACGGAACGCTCTAGAATCGCATTGCCGTTGGTGAGTTGAATATTACCGATTGCCCATCCACGACTAGGCTTGAATTGTTTCAACGCTGGTAGATTGAAGTACCTGTCAATCTCCCTCATGTGAACTAGAGTCTGCTTTTGGTTAGATGAGATGTATAGCATTTGAAAGGGAGGCTCTTGAAATATGAGATTCCAAACTACCCAACTATGCATGAATACTGACTTTCCGTGGTCTCTGCTACAGATGATAACTGTCCTGTCTGTTGTCTCCATAGACTGTAGCCATTCTTGCATGTACTCAGGATACATCATTCCTAGCACGTTTTTGAAAAAGTAAGGGAAGGAGTTCTTTGAGAGTTCCATATCCATAGATGACATAAAATCTAGGTTATCCATCTCCATTAGATTAACCCCCTCATCAATGGGAAGAACCATGATGTGTTCTTCATTATGCCCCAGTCATCCCCATAACGCTGACGAAACTTGTCTACCAGTTCTTCAGGAATACCCATCATATCCTCACGCTGATATCCTGCTTTCTCATTCATAGCAGTCCACTTGTCCTGTGGCATCTTCGTTGCACGAAACCCTGCTATCTTTGGTTTATTGCCAAGTTTACCCTTTCTGTAGGTTAACATTGCCTTCCAGTTTCCCCCACCTTTCGGTTGGTCCTTTCCTCTAGCCTTCATACCACCAAGGATAGCATAGTCTCCCATATCTGTGTAGCCAGCGATTCCAACAACCTCGCCATCAATGGTTCTAACTAACCAATTCTGTATGTCATACCAAGAGGGTGCGCTTCTTGAGAATGGGTCATTTGGATTATCCCTGTTCCACATAAAGATAGCATCTTCTTGAGATACCTCTTTTATCTCTATATCTGCCATTCCCTCACCTGTGTATTGCTTTGAGGAAATAGACCCCCTCTGTTGATATCCCGTACTTCTTGCTCAAAGAGGTCATGGAATCTAATTCACTAACGATGCTCTCTATCTCCAAGGCGGTTACATCAGTGTTGAACTTTGACTTCATTATATCTATCGTACTCTGCATGTCATCGTAATCATCCACTTTGCTGAGTCCGTAGTAGACTGGCTTTTTCATCATCTTGCGAATAGCGTCATGAGCATGTAGTAGATTCGACTCAGTTTCTGACTTGACGATATCCATCTTCTTCTCAAGGTTGATTATCTCCCTGACCTCATCACCCATATCTGCTTCTGTGTAGTTTCCTTGTGACATTACTAGATGTTGGTACAATGCTGCAAATGGGTAGATTCTACTTGTGTCATACATATCAGCCCATTCTTCAAGTGGTTTCTTAGCAGTTCCAATACCGAACCTGCGATTCGTGTTCAATCCGTTTCTGTCTAATACCCTGTATGCTAAATTGCCAAACTCTATGCTAACCGCCTCTGAGTCGTTTCTCTTGAACACCTTGTCAACCCTAGAGCCTACATTCTCGATGTCTCTCATGAAGTCATCAACATTCTCTCTGTTCGTTGGCTTTGCTATTTTCTTCAATAGGGCGATGATATCTGTCAATACGCTCTTTCTGAGTATGGTCCCTGAAGTCTTCTTCAGTCCTAGAATTGTCACGAATGCATTACCTCTCATCCTGTCTTTCGATAGAACTCTCAGAGTCTTGGTCTCCATCCACTCAAACTTCCTGCTGAGTGGTCTGTTCGTAGAAGTAGAAGGCTCTATGAAATACTCTGTGATTGCAGAGAGAAGAGTCTCGTACAAATCACCTAGCGATTTGTCACCAACCATTTCCCCTTGTAGTGCCGGTAGGCTACTTCGGAACGTTCCCTCGAATGGTGCTGTTCCTCCTAGTTGTCCTCTTCCTTTTCCTGTAGGTTGCTCTAAGTCCTCACCTGCTGAGATAAACTGCGAGATTGTCTTGAGGTATTTTCTAATGTTAGTGCTATTGTCCTTTGCGCCTTCTGGTAAGTCCAATGCCAACCCTTCTTGATATGGTAGGAAGAAGTCTCTTTCTTGTATGTAAGACCTCATTTCAATATCGTCTGCGTAACTCTGAAGTCTTCTCAGTGTATTCTCGCTTAACCCAAATCTGATTGCCGTCTTTCTTTGTCGGTTGATGACCTTCCTCATTTCCTTCTCTGCTGCGGGAGATATCTTGAATCCTGCCTTTCCATTATCGTAGGCATATGCGTACAATGGGTCAACCTTTACTGGAATAATATCATTGAATACTTCAACGAGTCTTGGTATTGGGTCTACAACTGTCTCTTCTTCATCCATCTCTGCTTGGAAAGAAAAGGTTCCGGTTTTGTCATCTCTCTTAGGCGCAGCAGAAGGACCGATGTTCTTTGAAGGGGCTTGTGTCTTATCTTTAGGAGCCATACCTATTTCCTCTAAGAAGACATCCATCAACTGTGGTCCTTTGGTTTCCAAGGAACTGCTATCTACAGCAGGATACTCATAGACGTATCTTAAGTCTGCATCTTTCAACTTTAGGAAGTCCTCAATATATTGACTCAACTCCTTGTCTTCTGTGTCCTTCAACTCTGACCCATCTAGTCCTCTTGCGAAGGCTTTGTGTGCATCTGAGAAAGCAGCATACTTACCTTCTATCTTCTCCCAATAGTCGTATATCTTTCTACGATTCTTCGTGAGTCTCAAGTCTCCCTTACCAATCAACTCTGAGAAGATGTCTATATCAGCATCCAATCTATCTATCGATACTTTCTCTCCTAATGACCCCTTGAGTTTGTTGATGTACATGCTAAGAATGTCTCTGATATCCTTTGGTTGTTCCTCTAGTCTCTTCAACGCAGTCCTCCTCTTTTCTTCGGGGTGTTCAGCGACGACCAACACAACATCTTTGTCATCTAGTGGGGCTGTTAGTACACTGGATGTCACAGGAGCATCCTTTCTCTTATCTACGAAAAGTCCTAATGCGCTGTCTAGTAACTTCCTGTCCTCTAGATTCACATCGCTAGTCAGTCTCTGCTCACCTGTAGCGGTGAGTTGCAAGTCAAAATTGTCCAATACATCTGCAATCATTTCCTGTCTCATTTTCAGACTCTTGAAGCCTCTGTACTTCGCAGATATCCTGTCAATGATACTCTTTGACCTCTTACTTGGTTCAACTATGTTTATCAGATAGGGTTGCAGTTCTATCTCCCCTCCTTGCTTGACCAAGATAGGTGAGTTAATCGTGTCCTCACCAAAACCGATTGGTGGTCCGACCTCGTTAGCAACTAAGAAGGGAAAGAGAAGTTTCTTGTCAAAGGAATTCTTGATGTTCCTTGCAGCCAACTTAGGATTTGCTTTAGTGCCTTTCTCCTTCAAGAAGTCTGCAAGACCACTTGTTCCTTCATTCATAAAAACTGAAAACTCTTCTTCCACATAATCACCCCTTAATACTCAATAACTTTCTGAGAAACATGTAAGGCTCACGAAAGTCATAGTCCCTACCTTGTCTCCTAACAGTGATACCCAACTTAGTGCCTTCCTTCAGAACTCTTCGCATATTGTCCTCAACGGCTTCAAGGAACTGTCCTCTTGCATTCTCATAGTCATCTCTGACTTCATCTAGGAATTTGTCCTTGACTTCCAACTTTGATTCCTCATCCTCTGCATTCTCCAAGTCCGTGAAGTATTTTCTTATCTCGCTCTTCTTCAAAGCCCCACTAGCGAATAGCGTCGAAAGCCTCTGTAGAATCTTTACGATATCAGCAGGTGAGGATGTCGAAGCACCAAAGCCACCACCTAGAAGGTACTCCCTTGTGAAGTTCTCATCATCAAAGGGATGCGACCTACTGAGTGATGGTCCCTTGACACTCAACTCCTTGAACTTCTCATCTGCCCTACTCTCATTACCTGCAATAAGTTCTCTCACTGCTTCGATTAGTTTGCCCTTGACTTCCTCGAAACCATCATTGTCGTATTGAGTTCCCAACTGCTCGTTGACCTCTTCCACATCATCATCCTCTATGTCACTAAGTAGCATAGTGTACTCTGTCTCTATGAGTGAGTTCTTGAATTCCTTGACCTCAGTAGGAGCCTCTTCATTCAGAGCCTCTAGAACCGACTTGTCACCTTTCTCCCTAGCCTGTTTAAATTTGTCATTTAACTTTTCATTTTCAACATCTGCTTCAATGTCAAGTCTTGAGTCGTACATCTCCTGCAATCTTCCTCTTACTTCCCCTCTCTTCAGGGCATCAATCAACTTCTTGTTCGCAACTGTCCTGCTCACAACTGAACTGGCAGTAGTCATTTGAGTCGCCAGCATATCTGATGTATCGAATGACTTGTTCTCCAAGATGAACTCGAAAGCAGGGTACATTCTATTGGTCCCAAACAGAACCTGCATTGCCTTACCTGACCTCTTGGCTTTCTCCAAGTCTATGAACTCAATCTTTCTCCTGTCATTTATCTCTATGATGATGTATCTCAGGTACTCCTCTATCTGTTTCTCTGAGATTGACGCAGTGTAATCTATCGATGGAAACGCATCCTCTCCCTCTGACAAGAGCATCACAAGTTGCTCGTTGTTGCTCTGCATAACCTTGTCTCTGAGTTTCTTGTTCTCACTGCTAGAGATGAAGGTTCTGAATCTACTCATAGTCTTAGGACTACTCAGTAATTCTATGAGACTATCAAAGTCCTCTTTTTCTATCAGTTGTTTGAAGTTAGCATTTTGTTCCGCACGAACATTTCCCTCTCTAGTCTTCTTTGTCTTCTGAAACTTATCAAGCATGTCTGCCATCTTATCAGACTCAGTAGGAGTCAGCGTTTCTCTCAGAGTCTTGTACTCCTTTCCACGTTGGGTGATTGTATCGTTCCTTAGATACCTCTTGACAAACTCGATTTCCTGTTGGAAGCGAGGCTTGACTACTCCATCCACGCTGTTCTCAGCAACCAGTTTATCGAGACTCTCCTCTGATTCTGTTGCATCTAGAATCTTGTACCTGTCAGTTCCCATCTTGAACTGAAGAATATCCAACTCCTGTTTCTTTATCGTCTTAGGAGCAATAGCCCTCACAGGTTCAGGCTTTACTTCCTGTTCCTTGAGGATATTGAACCATGTCATGACATCACCTAATACGAACCCTGCCACTCAAAGTCTCCACTAATCTCGAACTGCTCTTTATCTCTCTGATTCTTCATGTCGATGTAGATTGTGACATCAGAGGGATTCAACGCAGACTCAGATGTTGGCATATTATTGCTTAACTTATCAGCATCAAACTCTATCTCGTATGGAACAATCTCCTCTTCATCACCAGTTTCATTTTCATAGACTATGTATTCAAAGTCTAACTCAACGCTAGTGGCGTAAGAGCCAACGCCCTTTACTCCCCAAGTTCTGATGTCAGCCATAAACGCACCTTCTACGATGCATCTACCAACTGTCTCACCAACATCCCCAATTGTTTTTTCATCAGGAGCATTCTTCAAAAATACAGAAACATCTCTTGTGTTCATTTCCCACCTTATCTGCTCAGACTTTCTAATGTCTGATTTATTCAGTGTATCTTTCCAACTCATTGTATCTCCTCCAACTCAGGCTCTAAAATATCCTTCTCATTTTCTTTTCTTCTTGAAGTCGAATCTTTAGGAGGCTTGTATCCTCTACCTCGTAAACCAGTTCCTTTTGATTTACCAGTTCTTTTGATGATATCAAACCAACTCATTGTAACTTCACCTCTGCATCCACTGCTTCTTGTAGACTATCACTTAATTCACCAATTCTACTATTTAACTTAAGCAAATTTTCTTCTACTTTCATTATTGCCCTTATCATTTCTAATCTTAACTCCATAGGAGATGGTGATGACGGCATTACTTCGCCCTCAAAAGGTACTTTTCTAGGTATTACTTTCAAATCATCAGGTATCAAAGAAAGAGAATTTTTCATTACTTTATATCCTCTATACAAACCCTTCATCACATTCTTCATTGTGATTTCATAAGCAGGTGATTGTACTGGTGGATTTAGATTTGATAATTCCATCTTTGGTTCTTTATCATCTTCTGACATATGCCTTCTTGCATCAGCAATTGCATCTTTAGTTGAAATTTTCAGAATAGTTTCCCAACTCATTGTAACTTCTCCTCCATCTTGCTTCTGACATCCAACCAAACATCAGGATGATTCTGCGCTAGAACCTCCTTGATGACTTGCATCTGATGAACGATGATAGTGTCTTGCCTCTTATGCACCAGTTTGCCCTTGAACTCTAGCAAATACTTCAGAGACTCACGAACCTCTTTCGCTAACTTGGTCAACGAGTCAATGTACTTCGGGTCAGTGGAATCCTCTGCAAACAAACTGTCAATCTTCTGCTCCAATCTTTGCACGTTAACACTAAGAGTCTCAATCTCATCAATCTCCTTCTTAGCAATCATATTTGCAGCAGACTTCTGCACAACTGGCTTAAGATGTTTATCTACATGACGAACAACTTGGTCCTCTGTGCATTCTACTATTCTTGAAGCAGTCAAGGGACTCATCTCCCCACTGTGAATCTGCTCCTCCAACTCTGCTCTCATAGGATGCGTACACATCTTACAACTTGGATTGGCAGAATCGACATATGCTCCCATGTGATTCCTCTGATGTCGTGCTGTCGTGCCACTTTTCCAGTTCATCTGTTGGTCTAAAGCGTCTGCTGAGTAACTCATGGCTTCCAAATCAGCCTCAAGTTGACTCCTATCCTCATGCATACAAAGAGGACAACGCTTTCTCGTAATCATATCCTCACCTAGAAGTTATATCCCATTCTTTTCTTATACTGCTCAAGAGATTCTCCTTCTTTGAATGCTTCAGCAGTTCCTTCTACGTCTCGCTTCATGTTTTCCTCCAATCGCTGCAACTCTGCTAGTCTCTTCATGTACTTCTTTCTCTCTTCCTCGGTCATCTCTTCTTTCAAAATATCTTTCCAACTCATTTTAATTCCTCTCTATTGAAACTCCGCATACTCATCCTCAAGTATTGTTTGTGGATATTGGCGATTAATGTAATATCTTAGACTATCCATAGTTTCTTGAAAAATAACTTCCGAGCCATCTAACCCATTTTTTTTGAGTATCTCTATTTCTTTTTCCAATCTTCCCAGTATTGCATCAATTGATGCTCTTGTTTCAGAAGTGTATTTTCTAGAATCAGCCATCTTTTTTGCTCTTTCTAAATCTCTTTCATATCCTTCAATCTCTTCAACCTCTAATGGGGTTAATCCATTCTTTTTCAAAATATTTTCCCAACTCATCTTACTCACTCCAACAATGTCTGAAGCAGTATGGGCAACAACTGCCAACTGCCATGTTTTCTGAATCTACTTTCATAATTCCTCTGCATCTCATCTTCTCACCTTTATGATTTCCTTCCAACTTAGAGAAACAGGCGGTTTCTCTTGTGATTTTCTAATTACCTTTCTAGAAACAATAGATTTCTCTACCTTCTTGTAATTTTCGTCATAGTTGGAAGCAAGGGTTGCTGCATAACCCAACTGTCTCTTTGGAACTCTAATGTACACCTTCTCCAAATCCACTTTTATTCCATCACCCATGTACGATAGTATGGCTTCGGCCTCACTATCAGACAACGTGAACTCCTCAAGTGGTAGTCTGTTTTGCGCTCTCTCACTTCTGTAGTTGCCAGTTCTTGATTTGTACTCGCCAGTGTTTGCAACCGTTTCTTCGACCCACTTTCTGAAGGGAGCGATGTTGTCCATGAGCCACTTTGCGCTACCTTGTCGCTGAAATAGCAATGGGTTCTTCGGGTCAGTGTCAAAAACCTCATCCTCTATCTCTGTTTGTGCCTCATCGCAAATCTCTAGGAGACTAGGATTTCTGAAGTCAGGTCTCTCACCCTCGTTCTCAGCGAATAACGCTTGCCAAGTAGGGGGTCTTGCTTCCCCCGGACTAGTGGAATACCAGTAATCAGGTACGTCTTCCAAGTTTTCATTGAACTTCTGATTCCTATAAGCGACATATTCAGGACTCCTGTAATCGCCATAGTAGGTGGTGAATGCAGTGGGTGTTATCTCACCGCCCTCTGTCTCTGTGTCTATGATGGTATTGAATGGAATGTTCGCAGGGTTGATTTTGCTACTCTTATTTTTTCTGTTCCTCTTTAGGTAATCCCTAAGTTTCTCAATGGCAGTCGCCTCTTCCTCAGAGACAGGCTCTTCCTTTCCAACAGCCCTTGCTAGTGTGAGATATTTAGGAACAGGAGCCTTTTTCTTTTGCTTGGGTTCATCCGGTTTACTTCTACCAATCTTACCCATATCGTCTATCCAGTCAAGGACATTCTCCTTGCCACTCTTCTTAGGTAGAGTTGTATTAGCAGCAGCAGTTTTCCACTTCTTGAACTTCTCGTCAAAAAGAGCAACGCTTTTTCTAGACCTTATAGTACCGCCGTTTTTGAGTCGAATCGTCATCCTTGCGCCTTTTCTTACGGGTTCTTTTGCCATGTTTCTTTCCTCCCCCGTAACTTACATTGAATAACGCAGGGCTGGAAGTTGTGGTAACTGCGCCAGCCATTCGCAGTAAATTAAACCATGAAGATTCCGATTCTGATGACACAACCTGAACCTCCTGAATATACTATGGACTAAAGACATTTCCAAAAACTCAAAATCCTGCTCTGCTTTCTCTTTCTTCCATCATCCTTCTTTCAGCATCTCTATTGAGCCTGTCTTCATACTCACCAATAGCGTCATAGGTTTCAACATATTTATCTAGAATATCGTTATATTTTTTTCTAAATTGTCTTTTCTGTTCATACTGTTCGTTCTGTACCTTGAACATCTCTTTTGCTAATAGACCAACCTCTTTTGCAAACTCTTTTGCCTTATCTTCGGAGACAAACTTAGATAGAACCTTTATCGCTTTATTTTCATTAAACGTATTTGGTCTCTCCTCGTTAATCATTTCCGACATCAATAGTTCCTCATTCATATTAATGTCATATCGTCGTTTAATTATATCTTGCCAACTCATCTTAATCACTTCCTACATCCATATATGCTTCAGCCCTTGCTGCTGAACGACCTTCCTGATTGAAAACCTCATCGTAAAGTTCATCCATCGTTCTCAAAAACTGTTCCTTTGATTCGGCAAGAAGTTGTTTATTTCTTGGATTGTTGTGGTCATATCTGTAATCATCTATAACGAAATTGCCCTCTCTTCTTATGAAGGCTTTTGCAGCACTCTTGAACTTTCTATTCTTAAACCACTCTTTCAAGGCATCTAATTTCTCGCCTTTGTGAAGTTGTGCTTCCCAACTCATCTTAATCACTTCTTTGGCTCATGAGTGTAGATGTCTCCATCCTTGTGCATGAATATCTTACCTTCTTTTTCCATGCTAGACAGAACTTCTTTCAATTTATCTTCATCAGCAAACTGCTTCAAGTTCTTCATACCTAAAGCACCACCTTCTTTCTCAATCTCTCTTAGAATCTTTGACTCAAGAGAATCTTCCTTTAGAATGTCTTTCCAACTCACCTTAATCCACCTTCAAGTTAGTACCTTTGATTTCATTTACAGTTTTGATTTGCATTGCTAATGCTCTCGCAAGAGACCTTGCTCTCTCTGGTTTTTTCCTTGCCATAGATACCATCTCTTCTACCTGCCGAGCCAAGAACTTCCCACCTTCCTTCTCTATCTCAGGAAGCAAGTCTTCGGCATTATTGAGAATCTCCTCTACCTTTTCATTAGGCATTCGTGCTGGTTCAACGTCTTCCTCGTCTTCATCTTCCATGCTTTCTTCGTAGGCAACTTCCATCAACTCAATCAATTCGTTGAAATCCGCATCCAAGAAGAATCGACCTATATCAGTTCTAGTCAACTGTTTTGCTTCTTCAGTAGCGTCCCTGTCTTCTAGATTTTCTACTTGAGTGTAGATTTCTTCAAGCATTATTTCTAACTTATCTTCCATGTCTAATACTTCGGAGTTAAAATCTGCAATGAGTTCTTTGATGTTATTGATTTGTTCTTTCATTCGGTCATTCTTCAATAATGTGAACCACGACATGCTACGTCCGAGATAGTGTCGTTCTATGAAGATTTCTTCTTTCTACCTTTCTTGGGAGTTAGAATGTTCCTAGCAGTTTGGCAACAGTAGCGAATCTTCTGTGTTGACTCCAACTTCCAAAAAGAGTCTCGCTCTAATCCGAACTTATCCTCTATATGACAACACAACTCATACCTACTCATCTTAGCAAAGTCATCATCTATCTCCAAACCTAGAACTGGCCCATCAGGATGAACCAACTTCTTGTCCAACCAAACATATGTGTTACCCATAAAGGCAATCAACTTTCTAATCAGCCACTGTTTCATTTAATCACCTTTTTCTAATTTTAAACTCAGTTAGCCCCATACCGAAATAACTACCCTTGATGTTAAAATCATCACCAGACAAGACATTCTCTCCATGTTTGTCAACAGCATAAATAAACTCAGCATCATTTGATTCATTCTTAAAATGCATTGCAAGTTCGTAGATATCAGGGTCGGCTTTATTGACATAAAATCGCTTAACATTAGAATATGGTGGGTCTGCTGGCCCGTACTTACTTCGGTTATAGATAACGTGTAAGATTCCTTGGCCCTTCCAATAATCACGGACCTCATCTACTAAACTACGTTTAACTATACTAAACCAACTCATTTAATCACCTTCTCGTAGTTTTCCCTTTTGCTTGATGTATTTAGAAATGTAATTAAGCAGGGTATCTTCAATCCAAGGATATTCTTTCATCTGCTCTTGGTATGGCTTATCATAGAAATTCTTTCGGAAAAGCCTTGTTCCTTTTTCATACATATTTTCACTATTGAAGTGTCGAAAAATTGTTTGAGCATGTTCTCTTTCATTGTAGGGGCTTCCATACCCATCGTAATCCTCTATCAAACTCTGAATATACATCACAAATTTTGTCATGTTCGTATTTCTATCCTTAAGAATACTGAACCAACTCATACATACTCCCCACAAACCTGACAGAAGCAACCCTGTCGTGACCACTCTATGGGTCTAATCCATTCGCACATGAAGCACACTCCGAGAAATGGAATCTTCATGGTCTGAACCTGCCCCAACACCATAAGCCGTAACACAGTTCCCAAATAATCATTCTCTACAACAACATCCCGACTCTCTTAGCAATCCAATGCCAAAAGCGATTCAACTCAACACCGCCTATGTCATCATATTTCATCTTCATCAAGCCCCTCAAAAATTTCTGTCATGCACCTAACGAACATCGAACATGTGGAAAAGAACCTACTCACTGTCATCACCCCACATTCTGTGGTAGTAACACATATCATTCAATTCACTCGTCCAGCCTTTACATCCCTTCACCTTACACATAATATCTCTCCCCCTGATTATAATCAATGGAAAATTCAAATTCGGCAACGAAATACATCAATCGCACCTCCACAACTCTTGGTCGCAAATCAACTCATACTCGTAGGGCGTCATCACATCTGAGACATCCCCGTAATCATTCACTCTCTGGTAATTGAGCGACTTTAGGAAACTAGTCAACTTGAATAAGTCAGTCTCCTCTATCGGGCGAAGAATAGCAATCTTCGGATAATGAGCCAATCTAGCGTTTCTCCTCAAGACCATCTCCTTGAGAATACCCGACCTCCTATACTCAGGCTTCACATAGTTATTGCCAATGAAGTACCAAGTACCCATGTCAGAAAACGAGGTATGAGCGATTATCTGGTCATCGATAAATTTGCCAATCACATACATGTTCTCACAGACATGCTCAGGATATCCCTTCTCCAAGGCAGTCAGAAAATCGCTACCCCATCTATCTGCTATTTCCTTCTCCTGTAAGAAACCCGAAAACCACTCACCCTTTTCGTTCATAATGGTTGGTAGCAATATTTTTATCCCCTTATTATTTCAAAAATTGTGGCGGAATTTTTTTGACACTAGCAAAATTTTTTTGGCTTTTTCTTTTCCATAACCAGAATAAAAATAAACGATTAGTTTCCTCCATTACTATCGTTATTAGTGAAATCTGTTAGTCTCGTTTGTTTGTATATCTTGTCAAGTATCTCTTGGACCAAAGTTTTAGTTAATCTCTCAATGCTGTTAAGAGCCTTGTTTAACTCAGGTGGTAGTGTACCAGCATCTTTGATGTATTTTATTTCTTCAGAAACTATTTTTTGTATTCTTTTAGCCTCTTTTAGAATGGCTTGTTTATTCGCCTCGTCGGTCATATTAGACATCAGACATAACCTAGTTCATAATGGTGTTGAAAATGCACTAGTTACAAAAGCACAGTTGTTGACCCAAAAAAAATTTGCATATGGTTGGATAAAGATTCTACAATCATATGGTAATATGCACTTTGTCGCAGAGTACCCCAAGAGAGGAGTCAAGACAGTGACAGTAGTTGCATACTAGTTGCATTCATATCCGATTCATTGCGTAGAATTATTCCGGCTTCATTCTACGGCTTATAACGCTGTGCGAAGTAATCATGTCGAACTACTGTTTGTCTATCATCCCCAATTGTTCCCTTAAGGGGTGGAGTGTTAGGTCGGGACTTACATAGGATAGATTGGATATGCCATTCTTGATTGTTATCATGTTGGCCTTCGGTTTATTCTCTATCAGACTTCACGAAGTTATTGGGTCGCTCCTCTATTGCCCGTTGAATGAGCAGTTTTGATTCCTGCTCAGGAACTTCTACGTTCACGCTTCCTCCGAAGAGGCTTTGTCTTTTGCTTCTCTCAGCATCTCAATTACTGAAGGCTTACACTCCGAAGAGTGCTTTGCAATAACATCAAACTTACATGAGATTACTGGTTCGTCTTCTGGTTTACTAAACATTTCAGAGTAGAATATACTCTCAAAGATTGATTGTATCTTACCCATCAATGGGGTGGGTAAGTCAACCAAGTGTTTCTCAATATCAGCAGACTTCTGTGTTCTCTTAGTCACCCATTCAGTAACAAACTTCAGTGTGCTAGAGTATCCGTATGCCTTGAAATCAATCTTTAGGTTGACATTTGCCTCACCATCTTCATTCTCAGATATAATTTGATACTTATCGCTGTAAGAACCAAGGTGATATGGTGCATCCAAGTAGAGGATAGTGCTTCCACGCCATTGTGGTTCAACAACTGTCTCTGAAACTTCAACGGAAACAACAGGCTCTTCATTAACATCAACGCCTTGTGCCTTTAGTTGGTCTATAACTGACTGAGCATCACTTCGGAAACTGAAGTCTAACTCAAACCAATCCATTGACGTAACTGTATATTTGGTCTGACTGTTTTCAACGACCTTGGATTCATAGGATGGTTTCTCTGTATCCCAACTGTCTAAGTTAATCAGGCTGTTCTTGAACAACTCAAGGTTGAGAAGTTCCTTTTCACTGCTGTTGAATCCAAATGGATATGATATCTCTACTGTTCTCTGGTGCTTCTGACTCATTCAAAATACCTCCTGTATTGCAGTAAGCGCAGCCTTAATCTCCGCAACTGCTGTGCCAAGGTCGTCATTACGAACCTTAAGGCTTTTTAGAATTAAGACATGCTCTGAACCTTGTTTTGCATGTCCTACTTCTATGTCATACTTGTATTTCACTAGTGGTGTTAGTTCTTGTTCCATACCCTGTGATATGTGTTTCAGTTATAGGGGTAGACTGAGCAAAGTAGCCTACCATATGGTAGTGGACTTTGTGCGGAGCAACTACCCCGATGAAGCCAAAAGGCTCCAAAGGGTGTGTGCCATGAGGTGGCGGTTAACCAATCTAAGCGTTCCCCCTTAGACTGGATTTGTACCCATCATCTACCTTATCAGATAGAAGGTGGCTAATTAGTTGGTCGTTATCCGACCATGACTCAAGCCTCTCACCGTTGACCTTGATTCCGTAGGTCTTACCGTGGAAGGTGTGCATATCGTTGCGAGCAACTACCACAGTTGAACCAGCAGGTACTTCAATGGTGGTTGCCTCATCGTAGGTTGAAACGCTCATGATAGCGTTTCTCTCTTCTTTCTGTTCAGCACTGTAAGTAAAGGCAGACTTTCCGCCACCTACTCTCTTAGGGAGTGGGTTAGCAGGGCCACCGGCCTTCTCAATGTTGGTTAGTTGGTCTTTCAGAGTGCGTGTGACCCTAAGTATTGCTCTAGGCTCCTGCGACGCCTCTTCAAGGGCGGTCCTTATCGCACCTGCGGTTATAGCCCCAAGCACGTTTTCGTTCTCTTCTAGATACGCCGTAATGACGTTCGTGTACATCTCTAATTTCTGTTCATTCGTTTGCATATTTCTCATCTCTCTTTAGTTGGTGTGCCACCTCATGACACAACCTAGATTTCCTGTTTGACATATAGGGTGTCCATCAAATATTCAACACCATATGGTAGTAAGTATTTGGCGTCTACCCCATATATGAAACACTGATTATACACCAATGAGACCCAAGATTGAGAATATAGCGTATGTTAGGCACTGGTGGGATAAGACAAACGGCAACCCTTACTTTTCGGCACAGATATTTGATATTCACATGCGTTTGATTCATGTCTGTCCGTTTCAGTATGGCAACACCTCACACGCTGAAGATGTCGTGACTGCTTGGGTTCAAGCAATGAATGAGGTTCATGAACATAAGCATGATGTGAGGCGTAAGATATATTTCAACCACAACGATACAACAAAGAGAGACTGTGTGGCACTAGGAAAGGCACAAATTGACTCATAAGCCATTCATACAGAGGTAAAAAGGAACTCAGTAAAAGATAATGAGATATGACTAGTTCTCCCCTGAATGGTGTATATGACGGAGGTAGGTTATGCGTAAGCATGACCGCCTCCCCCCTTGGGGTCATATCAAAGTCAGGACCATATGGTGGTAAACTTTGGTAAGCGGAGCGCACACCCCGAAGGGTGGCAAGTAAGGCGAAGACTTTGCACCGCAACTGGTTTCCTCTTCATTATGTTCGTATTGCCTCGTCAGGACTTACGCAATTGAACACCTTACTCTTGCGAGTTTAATTAATCAGTCATCCCACTCCGTTGTGTAGTGTTTGACATCGTATTCCCTGTATCCGATAGCACCACAGATTAAACACTCAACTCTGAAGAGTATCTTGGTTCCATCTCCGTAGTCCTCTACGCCTAAGTGCGTGATATCATGATGGTCACATGGATGCTCAATATCCTCTTCACCCTTGTACATCTCTATCATCGCATTTCCTGTTCCCGGCATCTTCTCCATTATTCCTCTTCCTCCTTGAAATCTCCAAGCACTTCATGTTGTGAGTCATCACCATATTCTGTTCCAAGGAAGTTTACGACAACTCCCTCAAAACCGGGCATCAACAAATCGTATTCACCAGTCGAGTCTGTTGTTGCGCCGTATATGTCACAGGCTAAACTGACAGCCTGTTCGTAAGTCAGTTTCTTCGGTGAAGTGATTATCCACTTCCTCGTATCTACTGACCACTCATCTACTGTATATTCGTAACTCATGCTTCATCCCCCATTATTTCCTGTCTCATTGCTTTTGAAACTCTGCTAACGACATCCTCTTGACCACGCCTGTAAGACCAATCGTTGATAGGTATGACATCACAGTATGTGTCTCCACTCATCATTATTGATATAGTCTGCGAATTGTCATCCTTCTTGAAATCCATATTGGAATGCTCATGGTTCAATGCTTGGTATGCCATAGTCTCGTAGTCGTCAATCGCTATACCACCTTTAATGAGACAGTTATCTCTTCCATCCCAGTATGGGAATAGAGAACCTATTGTAAAGCCCTCTTCCTCAACCATTCTCCTGATGAACTCCTTCAAGTTCCCACCAAACCTTGGATTGTAGTAAGGTCTGTCTTCATCATCCATTTCATATTTAGCCCACTTGTGTCTAGTCATGTGACTTAGATTATGCGTTTGGTATATGGGGTATTCCGCAAACTCTCCTTACCATATGGTAGCATTAGTAAAACATCATCTGTTTTGGGGTGGCCTATTGATGTGGTCAGCCCTTTATAAGCCACGCAGCCAGTCTAGGTCAGAGCATCCGGCGCAGATATTCTCATAGAACTGCGCTTACTTGCACAACTGATTCCTAAAGGCTATATCAAGAGTGCATACTGTTTGGATAAATATTTGATTACCACATTTCCGCTAGTTTCTAACCGAGTGGGTTTGCTCTATCATATTAGTATAATATAATATATACAATATTAGTATCTAATTCAATATTACAATAGTGTATATCTTACAGATTTGCAGGTTTTTCCTTTCGTGAGGTATTTTTCACTATTTTTCAGTCAGGGTGAAAAATTAAAATGGGCTAAATTAGCCTAGAATTAATGATTTTAATATATTTTTTAATATTTCATATATTTCACCTATCTCTACTACTACTCTATTGTATAATACATACCTCCTCTCTCTCCTTGAGATGGGGTGGAAAAACTGAAAAATTGAAAAAATGGGTGAAAACCATTGCACTGCTCTAATGTCCCAATATTTCACAGGACTGAAAAAATGGTGAAAAAAGAAAATATGATGAAGTTCCAGCCTTTCGGAGGTATGATAACATGACAGACGGATTTAGCAAACAGAAGCAATACAGCAGCAAAATGAAAGAAGCGAATGAGAAGGTTCAATCTTCGTTGATTCAGAATCAGAAACTGATATCTGAAGTGTTCAACGAGATAAAGGAACTTGTTCTGAGCAAGAACAGGCAGTATGGTGATTCGGTCCTAGAGCCAAAGAGGTATTTCTCCTCTGCACCAACTGACGAGCAAATCAAGGTCAGAATTGACGACAAGATAAACAGGCTTGTTCTCGGTGATGACTCACTGGAATCAGATAATGATATAGTCAAGGACTTGATTGGTTATCTGACTCTACTCCTCGTTTACAGGAGAAAGAAGTAAACAACATCAGACTCAACTTTGACTTAGGGAGTCTTTGCATCTCAGGGAGGTATTTTAGTGGAAGCACTTCAGCCCCCCTTTGAACTGTCATTGGTTTAGCGGCCATGATGGTGAGAGTTTGTTTAGACAAGTCGTTGGGATTTGGGGTTTAGCGATAAAAAGGAATTAAGATATAGAAGCAGACTGACGGTGGTTCATTGAACTCTTATGAGAATCGGTGTGTCAAATCCATCAGAACCTGTTCGCACTCACAAGGAACGTGGGTGTGGCTTCCCGGTATAAAAAATGAAGCAGGATAACAGGGGTCGTAAGTTACATTGAGGCAACTTTCCCGGTTGCAGTTCCCTACTTCGTGCTACAGGGCGTAGTACCTTTCCTTTCCCCCACCAAACTCAAACGGTAGGTTTACTGTGGTAAAAATGCAGAATCAATAGCAGTGGTGCTTCATCTCATCTCAGCATTGCATTTCCCTACTAATCACACTCACAATATCAGGTTTTCACGCCCTTTATACTTTTTGGGTTTTCATAGCCTGATATAGCGAGCAGAGTTTTACTATAAGATAAAAAAGACAGAAACGCTAAGGGTGAGAGCCAGTTTCTACGGCATACACTTACTGGTTCTCAGATAGTAGAGGCTGTGGCGGCCTTTGTCTTTCTCTGCTACTACAATCAATTAACAAACAGGAGGCGAATAAAATGAAGAAAATAAAAAGATGCGAATATATATTGGAAGATGGGCATAAGTGCAATGTGAGTTTTCGTAGTCGTAATAGTCAGCAGAAGTATTGTGAAATGCACATAGGCAATAACCACAGGACGAATCACTTGGAAGGACACACGCCTTTGGTGAGAAGCACCAACGCATATGCTCAAGGTGGTAACAATGACAGTATGCGACAATGGGTAATGCACAAGATGAATATGGAACCCCAAGAGAGACAGAGAATCATAGATTTGGAAAACAAGGTTAACAGACTTGAGAAGATAATAGATAACATCTCCTCTAACAGTAAAGTTATGAGAGCAGTCTTGAAGGAAGAAATGAGAAGTGACTTCTTCAAGCGGAGAGTCGATGCCATTGTTGTCAAGAGATTGAGAACAAGTTTCAGAGGTGAAGAAGAATGAATATTTTTGTATTAGACGAAGACCCTAGAGTTTCGGCACAGATGATGATAGACAAGCATGTGGTGAAGATGCCAACCGAGAGCCTACAAATGATGTCGGCTAACATGGTTGAGTTAGATGTGGAAGCACCTTACAAGCAGGTGATGTTGAATCACCCCTGCACTATTTGGGCTAGGAAATCAAGGCAGAATTTTCAGTGGCTTCGTGAACATGCTCAAGCACTGTGCGATGAGTATTCACTACGTTACGAGAATCGAATTCACTCAGTAGACACAACAATGCAGGATTTCTCTCATCGTTTTGATGAGATGGAAAGAAAATTACCCGATTTTGGCTTGACTACTTTTGCGATAGCAATGGCAGACGAATATCGAAGTGAAAAAATTGAAAGTGAAACTGATTTAGATTTCGTGATTCGTTCGTACCAGAACTACTATCTCAATGGTAAGTGGGACTTCGCAACTTGGAAGACCAAGAAGCCGGATTGGTGGCCGGACAATCACATCGCAATGAAGCAAGCGGAGCGAGATGAATTCGTAGAGAGAATCAGGAGGAAACTGTATGGTGAACTGTAGGATTTGTAACGACACAGGAACGGCACTTTCATTTACCGTTGATGGTGAAGCCGAGCCTGAGCCTTGCTTGTGCATTGCGGAAGCGGAGTATTTTGCTTGGCTCAAGTTACACGGAATTGAAGAAGAATGAAAGGACATATCAGATTCACTAATGGCATAGTGGCTATCGAACAGATAGAAGGATTCACTTGGAAACTATTAGATGAGGATGACCCGTTGAGAGAGAAGTTCAGGAACAAGGAGCATGAACACATTGACAAGTTTTTCAGTGTGTTGATATTCCTCAAGGGAGGACACAAGTTCCTGACTTCAACAACGAAGAATAATCTAGATAAGATGATTAAGAGATTTAAGGTATGGAATAAAAATGATAATGAAAATGAAGAAGAAGGAGTTTGGGCCGATTGATATAATCGGAGACCGGATGAGACTGAAAGACGAGTATAGGTTGTGGCTTTTACCCAACCATTTCGATGAGGTAGTTGATTACTTAATTGAGTGTGATTTACTGCCTTTGTTTGAAGAAGAGGAAAAGGAAGAAAGAGAGAAGAAAAAACTCTCATACAAAATAAGGAGATTTATCGTCTCCTTACTGACGTTGATTCCCCAAGACGAATTAAAGGGGAGGTATAGAAGATGAAACAAGAAACAAATGTAGAATTTAGGTTGGTGGACGACGAAGAGTTGCCACCCATAATGATAACAATGAATGATAATGATAACCCGAAAGTTGTATTGAACGCTAGGCACAAGATTTGGTTGTCCTTACACAGGAAGACAATAGGTGGATGTGCAGAGGCGTTGTTCACTAAAATTAACGATTTACTATCTGGTTATCTTAGAGAGCAAAGAGCCTTTGAGATGATGGATGATGAGTAAAGAGATTGGAAGATGTGCTAACTGCGGGAAGATGGGAATCCTCTGGAAGTCCTTCAAGGACAGAGGAATCTTCTGCAAGGCATGTAGTAGGTGAAAATATGAATGAAAATATGATTGAAGTTAGAGCAAAAAGAGAACTAGGAAATGGTAGATGGGATAGGAAGTTGAAAGAGAGAATGGTAGAACTTTCTATCAGTGATAATTACGATGATGCCAAGCATGAATGGATAGCAACCGGCGAAGTCTGGTGGCAGGGCATTGGAACAGTTAGACCAGTGTGGGCAACCACTCACCCGGATAGTTGTCTCTGTGGTCACAAGATTGTGTATCACTTTGAGATTCACAACACTGAGAATGGAGTTAGGGAGTGCGTGGGTTCAGACCACGTTAATTCCTATCTAATCATGAGAGCAATACAAGAGGAGACTGGTCTTTCACCCGACGCAATCACTGAGGAAATGATTCAGGAATGGATTGACGTTAGAGTTGACTCACTGAAGAAGGACGCTTGGTGGTTTGCCAATGGCGAGGACTTTGAAGCGACGTTCAACGCAGTGAAGGAACTTGATTTGAGAATCAATGTTCATCAGACTGGCAAGCATGTTTGGGATGAAAAACTCAGAATACACATCCCTGAAACCAAGATTAGGAAAAAGGCAAGTGGCTTGTTTGGTGTTCCGGACTACAAGATGAGTTCTATCGTTTGGAGATGGAATCATCCGGACAATCCGAAGGCTCAGATTAACACCAAGGGATATCCGAATGAGAATCTAATCAGAGACTTGACATTGTTCAAGAATATGATAGACCACTATTCAGAAATCGTCCGTGTTGAGGATGAGAAGTTTGCCAAGATGTCAGAGAAACGCAAGAGGTATGAGGAGCAGATTGCAATAAGGCAGAAGGCTCATGCAGAACAGAGAGCGATTGATTTCTCCTTGGCATGTGAGCATTACGACATACCCACATTCAGTGAGGATTTAGCGACAACCACTTGGGAGAAGAGATTCCTGCAAGACATGAAAAACAGAGTGTTGGCAAGGAAGGACGTTTCCGATAGGCAAATGACCACGTTATTGCGAATCATCAATCAACAACATGATAAGCCCACCGAACGTCAGGTGAAATACCTGCGAGTGTTGGGATATGATGGGAGTGTGCCAAGTACAAAAAGCGAGGCGTCACGATTGATTGATGAACTGAAAAAGGAGGTAGAAGAATGACAGAGAAGAAGAAAACGACGAAGAAAGAGTCCAAAGAGGACACCAAGGATGCTCGTATTGCTGAACTAGAGAAAGCACTTGCTCAATCGCAAGTAAACCTACAAGCAGTTGTAAGCAAAGCGAATGAGTATGCTGCGCTCTGTGCGCATTACGAGCAAACTATGAATGTTCTAACTGGACGCATTCAAGAAATGAGAAAAACACAATGAAATAAAAATGGAGGTAAAAGAATGAAATTGATAATTGTAAACGAAACAGGACATACAGAGTTGACAGTGACCGAGGAATCTGCCATTGAGCAAATCAATGACCACCCTACACATTGGGTGTTCATTGACGGTGAGATGGTAATCAGAGAGAATATCTCTGATGTAGATTGGGAATCAGTTGACCAAGTAGAACTAGTACCCGCTGTCGTTGGTGGCTAAAGGTACGGTATTGTCTTAGCAGTAGTAGCAGATTGACTGTCAGACAGGTGCGAAGCCTGTTCAAATCAAAGGAGATGAAGAAATGGAACTACAACAAGAAATACTTTCGGATGTTACAGTCCACATGAAGTATGCTAAATTTATAGAAGAAAAACAAAGAAGAGAAACTTGGGAAGAGATTTGCAATAGGAACATGGATATGCATTTAACGCATGTCATGAACAATGAATCTATTTCTCAAGAGAACAGAGAAACATTATGTGATATGATTACAGATGCTTATTCTAATCATGTCATGAAAAAGAAAGTGTTGCCCTCAATGAGGTCAATGCAGTTTGCAGGTAAGCCGATAGAACTCTCACCTAACAGAGTATACAACTGTGCTTACATGCCTATCGATTCATACCTGTCATTCTCAGAGGCAATGTTCTTGCTTCTTGGAGGAACAGGAGTAGGTTATTCAGTACAAAGACATCATGTAGAGAAACTACCTGAGATTAGACTGCCTAACCCTAAGAGAACATACAGACATCTGATTGCAGATTCCATCGAAGGATGGGCTGATGCAGTCAAGGTCTTGTTTGAGTCTTATATCGGTAAGAGGTCAACAACAGTAAGGTTCGACTACTCGGACATTAGACCAAAGGGTTCGTTGCTGAAGACTAGTGGTGGTAAAGCACCCGGACCTCAACCACTTAGAGAATGTTTAGTGAAGGTAGAAGGTATTCTATCTAACAAGAACAATGGTGACTATCTAACTAC